TCCAGGAATACCTGATACTTTAGAAACTGTATGAGGTCTTTCATTGGTACAAATTAGATTTAACATGAAATAGTTTGATCCATATGGATGTTGGTTATAAGGAGGATCCAAATATATGAGATCGACTTCTGGTAACTGTTCCAAAAAATCGCATGCATCTTGGCGTTTTACTTCAACACTTTTACTTGGTTCAATCCAGATTGGAGGTTCAACTTCAATCTTTTTTGTAATTCTATCTTGCGCATATCCATTTTTGCCACCCCAACCACCTTTGTGAAAACCCTTAAATACACCAGATGTGTTTGTATGAATACTAGCTTTTACAATAAGTGGTCCAAGACAGTAAGGTTTTAAGTGATCGGGTACATTACGTTCAATGTATTCTAACATTCCGTCAATTCTTCTACCATTTTCCGGAGTATAAAACTGCCTTTCATTGGAAGCATACATTTCGGTAATAAAACCAATTTTATCAGGACAATCATTCATTTCAGTTAAATGCTTTATGATTTCATCCTGATCAAACCAAGAAGGTGTTTTCAAAAAACAGTCGGAAAGAACTTCACAGTACTTTTCCAAATCATTGACATGTAATTTTTCGCATTTTGTCAATAACATTCTTGACACGACACCCGAACCCGAAAATGCATCAGCACATGTCCGGGGTTTGAGTTTAGTGATGACTTCTTCTATGACTTTTACAAGTTTCCTTTTATTACCAATATAGGTAATCATAGGTTGATTGATAAAATCATCCATTCTTATCAATCTATAATTTCAATTCTCTAATATAGACTGCGTCACTCATGTTTTTCAAAAACATAAGACTATACTAAATGTCCACCGATATAAGTACATTAAATCTTTCTGACAATGGAGATGGAATGGTTCCATTGAATGATCGCCCAACAACTAATTTCGTCAGTAACAACCGCGAAGCGTTTTCGCAACCTGAAAAAAATGTGAGTCAAAATAAACAGACAATGGACTCCACACCAATTAATGATATCATGATGGAACCACCAATGATGATGGACGAGCCTAAGATGCAAGGAATGATGCCACAAATGACCGCTCCACAACCCCAGGGTGCTTATGCCATGCCACAACAAGAATCTAAACCAGAAAGCAAAAACCCATTTAACCTCACCGATGATCAAATGATTGCTCTTGTTGCTGGCGCCGCTGCGGCTCTCGCGGTATCTAAGCCAGTTCAAGACAAGCTAGTCACTTCTATTCCAAAGTTCCTTAATGAACAGGGTTCTCGAAGTATGATTGGCTTGGCTTCAACCGGTTTGGTTGCTGCTGTGGTATTCTACATTGCTAAAGATTACATTGTTAAGCCTTAAAAAGCACTGTTTGATTCCCAACCCATATTACTATAGATTGAATTATCAATACCTGCATAGTAGGTAATCAAGGCTCCAGACGCAAATGCTGTCATGAGCAAGGCACTCAACTTAAGGGTCTTGCTTCTGTCACTACCATATTTTTTGATAGCTTCCTTAGTTTCACCCCAAATAGTATTTACTACAAAGGTAATAATTAACGCAATTATACTTGTTGAAAGAAAGAAAAGACGATCAACTGCGAGTCTTGGGATATTTCCAACAATGAGACGAAGTACATTCGGTACAACAACTGTTAGCCACACAAGATTAAGATTGTAATTTTCGAATAAATGCGGAACAATACTTATTCCATATATGGCAAGCCAGTATACGATGACCATAAGTAAGATACTCAACGGAGTTTTCATTTAATATTCAACGAGATTATTTATCCTGAATGTGCTGTCCACAAAACCTGGTTTTATCTGGTATCTTTTCATATATACCCAAATTTACACAAATGTCCCGAAGTTCAATGTAATTGTTCCAGAAGTTATCCGAGTGTGAGTACTCATCGACGGTGCAGTGAGCCAATTCATGAATAAGTACATGAAAAATTTCATTTACTTTACCATCAAGACACAAGGCAATTTCTTCACCTTTATTTGTGTTATAACCCACTGTTCCGTTCATTCTCCTGACACCGGTGATCGGAACACATTTCTTTAACATATGGAACTTTTCACGATTTGTTTCGGAAATATGATCTCTAAGAATGCGATACTTTTCTTTGACTTCCAAAAGTTCCTGAGGTTCTTTGGTCTGATAGAGGATCCATAAATTAACGAGTAGTAATATAATGAATGTTATCATCTCTTATATACAAAGATAAATTTACTATACAACTCCGAGATGGGATTTCCCGCAAGTCCTTTCCATAGTTCTAATTTAAAACCAAATTCTTCTAGGTGTGTCACAAGATGATCTTTGTAAGCTACGGGTTCGGACTTTGGTCCATCTGCGTAGAATGGTGTATCCACCAGATTTACAAATAACTTTTCACCAAACCCCCCATTTCCATGCTCCTTCATGAGAAAGAAGTTACCCATCTCATCCTTAAGAGGTGTCTTAAATATTATCTTTTCGGAATCTGGTATGATACCTATGAGTTTTCCACCAGGTTTCAATCTTTTTTTTATTTCTCGAATTGAACTGAAAAATTTGTCCCTTGTTTCAAAAATGTAGTGAAGTGAAAAATTATAGCACACAATGTCAAACTTTCTATTTGGGCAGTTGTGAATATCACCTTCATAAAAGTTCACCCTCATATGCATATTTTTTGCTCTCGACCTGGCTTCATCAAGAGCTGATGGCTCCGGGTCACACATGCTCATATTGGCACCGCATTTATGCCATTTCTGAAGATCACCACCAAAGCCACAACCTACGTCAAGTATTTGATGTCCTTCTCGGGTGACCGATTTTATGAGCTCCCGTTTGGCATCATTGTGATTACGACGGATCTCTTCCATAATTCATTAAAGATTGTATTTTTTAAGGTAACTTAAGTTGTATATCTTCTAATGAGATAGAAGAATTTGGAAGCCAATTGAACAGGTAGTAATATATACTTCCGGTACCCTTTATAAATTTTAACTTTTCAAGAGAATCATTATCATGACCAACATCCAATGTATTAAATACATCATATCCAAGATTTCTAGCAATTAAAAATGTGTCATTGTATACGTCACCCACAATATGAAAAGTGTATGCTTGTCGTATAGTCCCGGTACCGTCTACGCGATCATACGGAATGTCATAAAATGAAATGAAGTCATCATTTTCATCATTTACATAAGAATGAATTGGAAGTATCCAGTGCTTTACCCATTCTTTGTTTATAACTGGAGCAACTTTGAATTTTTTGAAATAATTTTGTAATATTCTGGTAACTTTTGGAACATCTTTACTTTTCATTTGTCTAAATTGAGAATTTCCCCGAACTTCAAAGTATTTCTCTCTGGGTCGATCAGTTTTGTAAAAACCGGTTTTCATAAGATTCTTTACATTCAGAAATCGATGCCAATATCTAGATTTAACTATAGAACCCGGTAATTCGGCGACAGCGGTGGCATAAGCTTGCCAAATACCATTTGTATTGGCAATTCGTTTCATTTCACTTATAAGAAGTGGTACAAACCCCATAGATCTAAATTTTTCATGAACACATAGAAAGTTAACTTGAACCATGTCTAACACGTCATCACACACCCGGACTTTGTTAGGAACACTTGAAATATATCCAATGAGATCATTTGTATCATTTTCTCGAATACCAATATTTTTGTATCCAGGTGCTTCAGCAGCCCATTTAAAAGTGTCAAAAGAATAACTCAATCTGAATGTTTCGTCACAAACATAATATTCATTGATTAGTGTGTGTGCTTCTTTTAATTCTGGTTCACACCAGACAAATCCTTCGGGAAGTTCGTGAGGAGTTTCCACTACAACATGTTCCTTTTCAATTTCTTTTCCACCTTCATAATTCTGACCATCTTGTGGAACTGGTTGCTTATCCCAAAACGTTCTCATTACATGTATCTATTATTAAACTTTTAAGCTGGCTTAAAGTTTTCTAGTGTATATAGTACATAATATGTCTCTCGAACAAGATTACACTACTGTTCCAGGCCAACTTTACGCATGCCTTTCCGTCGTTGGACCAGAAGCTCCACAAAAGAATGACAAGTTTGGCATTAAGATCCGTGGTGCTTTTGCGACTCGAGATGAAGCCGCCTCTCACGCCAAGCGCCTTCAAAAGGAAGACAGCACCTTCGACATCTATGTTGTGGATATGTACAAGTGGCTCTTGATTCCACCAGACCCCTTGAAGATTGAAGATGTCCATTACCAAAATGAAAAGCTTGAAGAAATTATGACTGGTTACAAGGAAAACCAAGCTGAAGCCACTCGTCTCTTCAACGAGCGTAAGCGCGACATGATGGAAACCAAGTCTTTCCTCAAGCCAGGTGATGATAACTCCAAGTTCTACACCAAGCCGGATGAAGCTCCAATCAGTCACCCAGCTGAAGTCATTGAACGTCTCAAGAAGGAAAAACCGGATGCTCCAATGGAGGAACTTGTTAAGGAAGCTGATGAAATCGTTGCCAAGGAAATTGAAGAAAGACAGAAGAAGCGTGAAGAAGAAGCTTCCACTGAAGCCAAGATTGAAGAAACTAAGGAAGAAGGAGAACCAGAAGTTTCTTCCGCTTAGATCAAAATATAATATTTTTTAATTTTAAAACAAGATGTTAAATATAATTGTCGCCGTCGTCTTGACTAGTGCATTCTTTATTTTGTTTTTTGAACCGAGAATTCGCGTGGTTTTAAAAAACAAAACAGAGCAAGAACCACCTTCAACTACAAAGGGATTTATCGAAGATACACGAGATGCGTTTATTATTCCAATGTATCCAAGCCAGGTTATGGATCGTGATATTACAGGGGAAATAGTACCTATTTATGGTGATATTGGTTCGTTTGTACCATACTCAGGCGTATCGGAGTATGACTGGTTGCATGGTTTTCCCCATGAAAAAGCCGAGTAAGAAGACGACAAATGCCACAATCCACGTTGTCTTATCTATGTTTGAAAAAATATCATTCTTTTCTGGATAGCCATGTTGTGGAGGATACATCATTTCAGAGGGATGAAAATAGTATTGTTGATCTTGGGGTAATTGATCTTCACGTATGGGTGTGCTATCTTCATTCTTTTCTTCGTTTTTGAACAATGGATCGGTTGCTGGATCATATTCAATTGGATTTCCTATATCAGTCTCCATTTTT